TAAAGACAATCTCAACATCTCTCCACACATCCTCACCAGAAGTAAGACGGAGAATATCACATAATAACTCAATTCTTCTCTGCAATGCCTTCCTCATATTATTCTCAATTGTGGAAGAAGCATTTTCAAACCCAACAAGTTTATATCTCATTGCTATACCAGAAGCAGACATTAACTTCTCATCTGTAAAGTCTGGGCTATTGGATATCTTGTGGATTTGTCTTTCAATGTTGGCTAAACTATTGATGGTTTGCGCATCATTGATATTCTTTGTGAGCCAATCCGCATCATCTTCCGGGTCTAATAACAGAACCCTGTTCTCCTTCATTGCAGAGAGTTCTTCTGCGGTTGTGCCTCTTAAACCTTTGAGAATAAGGTAAGCATTGGCAAAATCGCCTTCCTCATCCAGCTCATCACTTAATAAAGTATTGTAAGCATCCTGCAACTCAATAATCTTATTGAAGATACTTTCTAAATCACCATTAAGCTCAAATACTGTGATAGGAACTTGATTGTAATAATGAGGCACTGTCTCTACCAACTGGAAAGAAGACCACCCACTATTGGATAAATACCTTGTAACAAAGTATTCATCATAGACCTCAACATAATACTTTTGGCTACCAGCCAAATCTAAATCATCCTCTACCCAGAAGCGGATAACTGCTTGGAGTTCTTGCTCTAAAGAGTTGTCATACACTGGGATAGTCCCTCTTGGGTCTAAAACCTTAAATCTTTGTTTTCCTTCACTATCAACATAGCAAATCTCAAATGCTTTACCATAAATTAAAGCACTCCTCAAATACTCACTGTCTTCTGTTGCCACATCGTTATATAAGAGAATATCTTTTATCTCATCAAACTTATCGTTGTTGTATGCAATAGGAATACCAGCGAGATACCCCAAATAGTTCTGTGTAATGTTGTAGCAGAAATTGACTACTGCTATATTATTTGGTCTGCCAATATCACTTGCTACTTTCTTGGTGATTGCTTGCTTACCATCATAATAATTTTTCCACTTAACCATTTTAGGTAGTTCTGTTGTTTGGAAGGTTTGAATTATTACCCCTAATTTCATTGGGGTTAATTCTTCATCTCTGTTTATTAGAAACATCATAACCTCCTTATAAACCTAATACATTCTTACCAATGCTTCTTAAACCTTTTTGATGGGCTTGGAGGGAATACCTCAAAGCATCCATAAAGTGGTTAAAGAGGTCTATTGGTTTTTCTGTATATTCGCCTGTTTGTTTGTCTTTCTGCCAACCATAGTTTTCAAACTCAATAATAGTTTGTTGGCAGCTTGGATGAACTATTATATCGTATTCTTGTAATTTCTGTATGCCAGCTCTAATGCTATCTGGTCCCTTAACGCTTTCTCTAATTCTGTATAATCCTAATCTTCTTAATTCTTCTATACTCTTCAACTCTGCACTATCCGCAATGATTATGGATTTAGAGAAACCAAGAGACTTAATTACTTCTGCTATCTCTGGGTTTGTTTTACCAGTAGCACCCCATTCCTTAAAGATATAGATAGTTTTATTCTCCTCATCCAGTAGAGAAGCAATAAAAGCAGTTGGGTCATTTGAGAAACCAAAGTCCAGACCACAAATCAGTTCTGCTTTGATATCCTCATAATTGAAGTCCTCTACTCTCCAATTGTTATAAACCAACTTATCAAGAGTAGCAAACTGCCCCAGTGCTTCTATCTTGTATCTAATGGGGTTTCTTTCCTTCATTACCTCCATCCTCTCAATATAAGAAGCATCGCAATACTTGTTATCTTTGTAGGTGGAGTGATGAATGAAGGTATTTGGTGGAACTATGCCAGTATCAAATCCAAAGTATTTATAAACCCAGTTCTGCCTTGATACCGGGTTAAAGCTACCAATAATCTGCAAAGGTAGTTTGTATCTAGTGCTTCTCACAGTACCATCCAATAGTTCAAAGTCATCCTGCGTGAATTGGTTAATCTCATCTAAATAGATATCACTGACATTAGATAATGCCTTTGCTTTCTCTGGTTCATCAAGGCCCATACATCTAAACTGCGTTCCATTCACAGTGCAGGTAGCTCTGTATTCACTTTGGTTGAACTCAAAGTAATCATCTAATTTGAAGAAACTGATTGCGTCTTTGAGTTCCTTTCAAACCTTATCTTTGATACCACTGGTCTGCTTATTCATCAATAATATAAATCGCTTCTCCTTCAAACCTTTTAAGAGAAGTTTTTGAACTATAAATACTGTTTTACCAGAGGACCTACCACCCCAATAAATCTCATACCTGTTGGAATAATCCAGTAGGTAAGGATAAAAGGTGGGTAGGAACACCCTGCTTTTAATGTTTAAGTTAATCTCCATCTTCAATATCTATGTTTATATTATTGACTTCTACCTTTGCATCAACCTTCTGGGTTTGTAAGCCCATCTGTTTCTGGAGTAATTCCAATGCCCTCATTTTGTCGCTATTGCTTGCGTCTTCATCAAAGAAAGCAATCCTATTTAATTCAGCAGCAATCTTATCAGCACTAATATGTAATGCCTCAAAGCGTTCGTGCTGCAGCTCCTTTATGTAGGATTTTATAGGTTCCTTCTTCATTAGTTTCCATTGCTCTGCATTAGCAACCTCATAAGAGGCACCAAAGGCATCCATATAAGCTTGAACTAGCTTGTAGCCATTACTTACATAATTCTCACAAAAGAGTTTCTGTTTTGCTGTTAATGCCATATTTACCTCCTTATCTATAAAAGGGTATTGCTATGAATACCCAGAAATCTATGAAAAGGCAATAGCAGTATATTTATAGTTCGCTATTCCCCATATATATTTTAATAAATTATATTATTATTTGCTAATTTTTGCCCAAAAAAGTAAAAAACCAGTAGAGCACAACTACTGGTCTTTTATTATGATAGATAACGCGAACTTATCTCAATTAAACCTAATATAACTATATGCTTTGCGGGTATAGTTAGGTATAATAGTCTCTGGCATAGCAACTAACCGCATATAGTCAAGCCCATCTTCGCTATAAACCTTATCAACCCCATCCTCAATCATCTCTGCGACGATTTCCGCACTGCGGTCCTTCCACATCTTTTCTAATCTCTTATATTCCTTATATAATGCTTTGTCTTCTGGTCTATAAACACACATCTTCCTTTTTCCTCCTTATCTTATCTTACAATTATATTTTATCATTTTTTTTAATATTACTCAAAGTAAGTCCGGAAAAGCAAAACCCAGTAGGGAGTATTACCTCTATCTACTGGGTCTTTAGAGAAAAGGGAGATTTTATCAATATGACAAAACCCATATAAAATAAGGGGGGATAAATCTTATGTTAGTTATTTTAAGATTTACATAAATATTATAATTTATTTTTTTATATATTACCAATTACTTTTTCCTAGTAACCATCAACACATCTAGTGCTAATGCCAATACTAATCCTGCCTTAACTCATAAAGGCATCTCTACAAAGTTAACTAATACTGCTACTATAACTATTAAACTCATTTATACTACCTCCTATTTATATGTTACTATTCTTCCATCAACAGTTCGCGCTGTTTTATATTCTTTGAACCAATCTTCATGAGGTTGGCGTAATGGACTATCTTCCGGCACTACTGTTCTTAAATACTCAATAAATTCTTTTTCTGTCATTTCTTCTTCTTCATTATGACTTCTTAAATCAGTTTTAATTGGCACATTATCTGGTATTAAACCTTTCATTTTCCATTCAACATATAAATTAGGTCTAAACTTCATTAACTCATCCAAATGACGCCAATTTGTCTCTTGATGCCATTTTAGTGCTTCTGGCACACACGCAGACCTTATTGCTTCATCATAATTATTTGCTTTAACCTTAATTTTAGTTATTGGATGACAAAGCATTAAAAGAATTGTTCTCTCTGTATCATTCAAATCTTCTTCATTTTGCTTTTCACTAAAAATATAAGCAACTGAACTTACCCATTTTTGTTCTTCTGTATTTGGCTTAATATCATAAATATATTTTTTCTTTTCTTCATCATATCTTGGTCTTACATATCCAATAGTTAAAGAACCATTATAATATGCGTTTTTGATGCGTTCAAAGAACTCCTTCGTCCAACCATCTTTACCAGCACCATATAAGAACTTTTTCGTTTCAAAATCTTCTTTTTGTTCTTCTCTTATTTCTTTTGCTGTTTTTACTTCGGTAATATCATCATAATTATTGAATGGCATTTTCTAGCACCACAATCCTTTCTTCTAATTGATTAATAAACTTAACCAATTCCCTTACATATGCTTTAAAATCATTCAAATCAGCACTAACAGTATCTACTGTCAATTCTCTTGCTTTCTTACCAGCCATCTTTGCTGCTTTTACTTGAACCCAATCTGTTTCAAAGCAACCAAATCCCCATTGCTCCCAATTTTCTAATGGATTTAATTTTAAAGCACACGCACCCCAATCTTCACTTTTTCCTAATCTACTTAAAGTAGCATAATAATCCCTTTGTTTTTCTTCACTTAAATCTTCTACTCTTACATTATAAAGCATATAAAAAAGACCTCCTTTGCTTTTGGTAGTAATAGACGAGGGGAAACGGAGCGATAGCGTAGTTTTCCCCGAGTTACTAGTAATAGAAAGCAAAGTAATAGTTAAGTGTTATACTAGTATTAGTATTATACTAGTATTATTACTTTGTATTCTATTACTTTTAGTTCGCATTTGCTCTCGCTTCGCTTCGCAATGCTCACCTATTATTTTTTACTCTTACTATTACTATTATAACTTAAAAATTTATGAGTTTCAAATAAAGAGATTTGACCAAGTTTCAAAAGAAAAGATAGGGCGCGGTCTTAATTTCCCTATCTAAAATTCCTCCATACCCTTGGTTGTATGCACCCCACTATTACTTATAGTCCCATAGCGGTAGGACTGATTAGAATTTCAACCTAGACAATAATTTGCTCCTAATCTTCTTAACTATATATATTATAATTTATTTTTTTATTAAACTCAAATAAAAGAACCCAGTAGTGGGTTCTCTTATAAGTCCATAATTTCTTGGAAGAAAGATTTCTGTTTGGGCTTTCTAGCAGGAGTAAGTTCTGGGTAGAACTCCTCGTAGTAAGCTCTCTTTGCTTCAAAGAAAGTTGGTTTCCTATCCTTACCATTCTTGTTCTTCATCGGGGTCTGGATATACTTCTTAAACCACTCAATCCTCTTGGGGTCAGCTTTAACATCAGCTAACACATCTGCTCTTGTAGCTTCCTTATATGCTTTCATTATAGATACCTCCTATTACCT